GCCGCCGAGCAAGCCTTGGACATCTGCGAACGACATCATCTTAAAGGGTATCGCCCGATCAACAGCCTCTACTATCTTGATGGTATGTTGAAGGAAGGAGAGACATCATGATTTATAAGTTTGAAATCACCATCAAGGTCGAAGGTGAAACTGATCGTTATGGCAATGTTGTCGATCCCCCGACAAAGCAAGAATACAAAGAGGCTTTCGAGCAATGGTTAGATAATCGTCATCCTCACGATGACCGTAGATATATCATCGACTCTAAAGTCGTGGCAAAGGGAGAGGCATCATGACAGATTCCAAACCTACCTTTTTACGGTTCGTGGAGAAGCACCACAAGCTGATCTGGAAGACATGCAAGAAGCAGCATGTCGAATACAGCCTAGGCTGCGCTCGACGGTTCGCAGCTTACGGGGGCATGGGTGATCGGAGCCTCAACAAGATCAGGGCTAGCGATGTTATGTTTTACATGGATCATCTGGTCACTGAGCACGGTCTAGCCGTTACGACTGCTAATCGCCATGGCGTGACCATCAGCAAGATCATGAGATACGCTTTTAAGAACGACTACTGCAAACGGCCTATCTCTGTCGATCTTTACGACGAAGACTCTGCAAGGAAACTCTATTTTACGCCTGACCAGATCGAGCGTATTTTACGGTTTCTAAAGAGACCACATGACAGGCACAAGGATGGTCATGTCCATCATGTTTCTTATCGCCTGTGCTACCACATGAGCCTCTTGTCGCTACACACAGGCATGAGGTTAGGCGAGATACTCCAACTGCAATCTGGCAAGGCTCACTTGTGGCTTGATGACGACGGAGATCAGTGGATTCATCTGCCTGAGACAAAGTGGAACGGCAAAGGGCGCAAGACCCGTGATGTACCGCTTAACGTGACCGCTAGACAGGCTGTAGCGTCCTTAGAGTACCTGTGGGACTCATGGAACGAAAAGGCGTTCTACGAGGCTTGGAGAGAGATGCGTATAAAAGTGTTCGGCAAGGACGACAAGGACGTTGTGTTTCATATCTGGCGACACACGTTTGCGACTCGGCTTGCTAACGACTTGAACATCACCAGCCTAGTGATTGGAAAAGTCATGGGACACTCAAATCTCAAAACGACAAGTAAGTACGTCAAACTGAAAGCAGGAACAGTAAAAGAGGTCGTAAAGAAATCTCACCAGCTTGGCACAGGAATGAGAGGTAGTTGTCATGAAGCCCAATCTGTGTCCCAATAGCGTTTCGATGAAGGGAGAAAGAGGCATGGTCGAATTAGAAAACGCATTAAGTATGAGAATGAAGACGCAAGACGTAAGTCACCGTAAGTCAATCAAGCTGGTTGACATCAACGGAAACCGAAAGAAAACGTCGATGCCTGATGACGCTATGGCGGCGGTTGATGATGAGCTATGGCTCAGATACGGGATGGAGCTTTTACGAGTCGATTTGAGAAAGCACCAGAAGCAACAAGCAATCACACAGGATAATTCTTTACCTGATGAAAGACGTTTCTGGGTTTCGACACAATCAAGACGTATGTTCAAAAGGCTTATGTGTTTAGCGGCTGGTGACAATCAACCAAGAACCGTAGCTGACATCGCGTCTGAGCTTTATATAACACACAAAGCAGCAAGCCAGCTTGTGAAGGATGCAGAGTCTTTTAACGTGTTAAAAAAAGAATTGCTTTCTGCTCCTACAAATAGTGGGAGACAAAAGAAGGGTAGGTACGCTTACAAGGCGACAGACAAATGGTTCGAGACATATTTACAGAACGGTTTACGGTTCAGTTTTGAATGGGCTGAAGAACTTATGAGATCAAGAGAACTATTTAACGAATGGCATCGTTATCGCCTCAGTAGACAGTCCTAAAAAGCATGTTACTAGGTATCATAATGATAAGAAGGAAATCCTAGTTGTCACGTTACAGTGTAACAAAAAGAATGATAAAAATAGGGTATTAACAGCCCTCGACATATGAATAAAATAAGAAGCTCCTTTGGTTTTCCAAGGGGGCTTTTTTAGTGGTTTTACGGTCTAAATCGCTCCAAGTGGAAATCGTTGGAATACAAGGACTTATTTTTGTGTCCACCTAGTACACACACGCTGTGTACGCCACAGCCACGAAGGAGTGATCTAAATGACACGAAGAAGCACCCTCGGTTCATTCGACAAACTAAAAGAAATCTACAACAACTATCATAAGTCACCCGAAGTCATTGCTGAGTTAAGACAAGAGAAAGCAATGCAGTTACGGGGCAGAAGAAGATACCTCAAACGGCTAGAAAAGAATAAAAACCTTTCTGCAACTAATGCAGCTTTGCCTATCGTTGATAAGTATCAAGTAGCAGTTACTAAGTATTTAGACTCTGTAATCCATGAACAGCAAACGGCTGGCTCTGGTAGACAGTTTACATGGACTAAAGAGATCGAAGGTTTAGAGACAAGCGTTATGGCTGTAATAGCTTTGTCGGTAGCTTTAGATGCTGTTGGTCGTGGCAAGACTGTCGCCTCAACTCTTGTAGAGATGGGACGCGGTGTCGAGATGGAACAGTGGGGCAGATGGCTTAGAGATCAGGACAATGACTTAGAGAAACGCCTTTACGCCAAGGTCATGAGAGATCATACCTCACGCAAGTACAGAGAACAGGCGTTAAAGAACATAGCCACTAAGGAAGGACACACTAAAGAGCCTTGGGCTAAAGAAACATGCGTTAAGGTTGGCTCATTACTGTTAAATGCTGTCGTTATTGCGACTGACGTTTTTGATGTATGGGAAAGCACAAAGCACACAGCGAGAGGTCTAAAGACATCAAAGCGTATGGGGCTTCAATGGGTTGACTTTGACGCTCGAAAGACAGGCCAAGACAGATACATTACTATGTCTGACGACAACAAGCGCAGACTAGAAGAGTTCAACGAGAACGCCTCATGGTTAGAGCCAATGTTTACGCCTATGACGGTTCAGCCTATCCAGTGGCAGACATTCGATGACCTAGTGAACAACGAGCCTCACAAGAGAACCGCTGGTATGTATCTGGACAGTGCGCTGGGAGCACAGGTTCCTATTGTACGGGGTGCGAGTGCCAAGCAGCGTAAGCTGGTGAAAGAAGCAATAGCTGACGGTTCTATGTCAGAGATGGTTCGAGCCCTAAACCTTATCCAGAACACACCCTTTGAGATCAATGTGCCAGTGCTTGAGGCTGTCGAGTGGGCTTGGGCAAACAACAAGACATTCGCCAAGTTTCCCCATGCTGAGAAGCTCGACAAGATTCCTTTCCCTGACGATTGGGAAAACATGGACAAGCTGGCTAAGAAAGGCTGGGTACTTAAAGCCCGTGAGCTATTCCAGAAGAACCGCGAGATTGACGGTGGGCTGGCTCTGAAGCTCCAAGACCTACGAACTGCCCGATCACTTGCCAAGCTGCCTACAAAGGCATTCTGGGTCGGTGCAAGCTGGGACTTTAGAGGTAGGGTCTATCCTGTCGCCAACTTCAGTCATCAGCGCGGCGATCATATCAAGTCGATGCTGCTTTTACACAACAAGAAGCCGATAGGCGAAGAGGGTCTGCAATGGCTGGCGATCAAGTGCGCTGACCTTGGTGACTTTGACAGGATCAGCAAGGCATCCATCGAGGACAGGTTGGCATGGGTCAATGAGCATCAAGAACAGCTACGAGAGGTCGCTGTAGACTTCAAGAAGAGCTTTGACGGTACTGATCCTACCAAGCTCTATTGGAGCCAAGCAGACAAGCCCTTCGGCTTCCTAGCGGCTTGCTTCGAGCTGCACAATGTCATGACTTACGGTTACGAGTATAAGTCTGGGTTTCCTGTCGGTCTCGACGGGTCGAACTCAGGACTGCAACATTTTAGTGCTCTTTCACTTGCAGAAGAAGAAGGGAAGCTCACAGGGTTAGTTCCGTCAGACAAGCCATTAGACTTGTACGAGTCTGTTGCCAGTGTGGTCAGAGCAAAGATAGAAGCTGATACATCAGTCAAAGACAAAGACATCCGTGACCAGTGGATGAAGCACAAGGTCACACGGTCAACGATCAAGCGCAATGTGATGGTCAAGTCTTACGGTTCAAACCTTTACGGTTTCACTCAGCAAATTAAGACTGACTTCATGAAGCCAATCAATGATGCCATTACGACAAAAGGTGACTGGAAGGGCTACAAGACTAACCCCTTCTCTATGGAGCGTTTTGACAAAGAGACAGGTGAAAGCGTCGGCATGGACAGGGGTGACAAGTCAGCTCACTACCTAGCCAAGAAAAGCTGGGATGCAGTTAACGAGGTCGTCAAGAGTGCTAACGAGGGTATGTCGTTTATCCAGCAGCTCTGTGACGCTTGCTCTAACGAGAACAAGATGATGACTTGGACAACTCCTCTGGGTTTTCCTGTGGTCAATCGGTACACAAAGAAGCCATCCAAAGCGATCAAGGTTTATCTGTATGATCGTGAGTATGGTGACATCAAGCGTAGCCAAGTGACGATCAGGCACGATGAGCAACGCACGGTTGACGCTAGAAAAGCTAATGCTGCTGTTGCTGCTAACCACACGCATGCACTGGACTCAGCGCACTTACATTCGACTGTTCTTGAATGCTTTGACAATTACGGCATTAAGGACTTCTTCCTAATTCACGACAGCTTTGCAACCTGTCCAGCAGATACGGTCTTAATGTTTAAGGCTGTTCGAGAGGCTTTTATCAAACAGTACGAAGGTGACTGCCTCTACCAGCATCTCAAGGATCAAGTTGTAGAACAACTAGAGCACCCTGAGAAAGCTGACCTTCCCGAAGTGCCAGCAAAAGGCACTCTCGACTTACAACAGATTATCGAGAGCGATTACTGCTTTCTGTAATCCAATAAAAAGAACACATGGAGTAAACCCATGCACCCTAGAGAAAAGGTGCTTGAACAGGCGCGGCTATACCACTTGATAGGTAAGCCATTGCCTGTCGATCTTTTGGCACACGCAGATGCCCTCGGCATCCTCGTATCGTCATTAGCACCACCACCTAAACAAGCAGACAAAAGCAAGGAGACTAAAAGATGGCTCAAGCCAGATTGAACTACACTACACCCCAAGGCACTGCACAGTACGCTTGGTTGCAGCCCAACAAACCTGACACCAAGTTTGACGAAGATGGTGTTTGGAAAACCAACCTTCTTGTTCCAAGCAAGGAAGCGCAGCCGCTGATCGACAAGATCAACGAGTTCGCAAAAGAACAGCTTGGAAACAAGATGTCTAAGGCCATGCTGCCTTATACCACTGACGCTGATACTGGCGAGATCATCTTTAAGACTAAGAGCAAGTTTGCTCCTAAGATTAAAGACAGCCAAGGCCAGCTCATTGTCGATAACGTGCCTCAGATATGGGGCGGTTCAACAATAAGGATTGCTGGGACGCTCACTGCCTACGACAAGGGCATCAATTGCGGCATCAAGCTCAACTTAAATGCAGTGCAAGTCATCAAGTTAGCCGAAGGTAACGGCAACGACGGAGATGACTTCGGAGCTGTGGAAGGTGGTTATGTTGCCCAGAAGACAAACCAGCAAGAAACGGACGAGTTCTCGGACGACTTCTAGTAACGCCTATCAACGGGGCTACAGAAGCGGTCTTGAGGTCACGATAGCAGAGCAGATTAAGAGCTGTGGTATCGAGGTCAAATACGAGACCGAATGTATCTTTTACGAGTGGCCCCCACGCATGAGTCGGTACACACCCGACTTTCTGATCCCTACCAAATCTGGTCGGGTTTTCTTTGTGGAAACTAAAGGACGGTTCGTCCCTGCCGACAGGCAGAAGCACCTACTAATAAAGAAGCAGTTTCCAGACAAAGACATCAGGTTCGTCTTCAGCAATCAAAACCAGAAGCTCTACAAAGGCTCAAAGACTTCTTACGCCAACTGGTGTGACAAGCATGGTTTTACATACGCCAACAAGACGATCCCTGATGCTTGGTTAAACGAGTAGTACGCAAGGGAGCAAGCGTATGGATACAGCAATTAAAGAAAGTGAAAGCGAGTTTGTTCGGCACATTCCATGTGAGAACCCTGAGTGCGGTTCGTCCGATGCAAACTCTCTTTATGACGATGGACATACGCATTG